TGGTTATGTCCATAGATGGATTCGAGCTGAAGTTTTAGGTTATGAGGACAAAAATAATGTTCACTCAAGAATGACTGAAGGCTATGAGCTTGTTCGTGCGGACGAGTATGAGGATTTCGTTTACCCAAGTGTCGAGGAAGGCAAATATGCTGGAGTCATTGGTGTAGGCGGTTTACTTCTGGCTAGAATACCAGAAGAATTCATTGAACAACGCAAACAATACTACGCTAAGCGTGCTTCACAGCAAATGCAAGCGGTCGACAATGATTGGATGCGTGACAATAATCCCGCTATGCCTAAATTACAGGCAGAGCGAAGTTCAAAAGTAACCTTTGGTTCAGATTAAGACTGAATCAAACCTTATATTAGGAGTAATAAATGGCTTTAACAAACTTAGATGCTCCATTTGGTTTACGTCCTGCTCGTCTATTAGGCGGTGGTGCGTATACTGGCGGTCAATCAAGGTACGAAATATCAAATGCAAATACCACTAAGATTTATCAAGGTGATATTGTAAAAGGTTTAAACACTGGATATGTACAAAGAATGGCAGCTGGTGATGGGGGACTTGTGCTGGGCGTGTTTAACGGATGCCAATTCACAGATTCTTCAACAGGAACACCAAGATGGTCAAACCATTGGACTGGTGACGCAAATGTCACAAGTACAGTGAAAGCTTATATCGTAGATGATCCAAATATCGTATGTGAAGTGCAAGCTGATGCTGCATTTACTATAGCTGGCGTTTTCGCTAACTATGATATCGTGGATAACAACCCGGTAGGAAGTACAACAGCTGGAATTTCTCACGCTGAGCTAGATGTAGGAACAGGAAACACAACTGCTTCCCTTCCTCTAAAAGCTTTAGGAGTGACAACTAATCCAACTAATGATCTAACAACAGTTACTAACACAGGTGTAATCGTTATGATAAATAACCACACATTTAGTGCTGGTACTACTGGCGTATAGGGAGATAAAAAATGGCTATATCAAGAGCTCAACTTGCTAAAGAACTAGAGCCTGGCTTAAATGCTCTCTTTGGCTTAGAATATGCTAAATACGGTGATCAAGCAGCTGAAATTTTCGAAACAGAGTCTTCAGACAGAGCTTTCGAAGAAGAAGTGATGCTTTCCGGATTTGGTGCTGCACCAACAAAGTCAGAAGGTGCAGGAGTTGAATACGACAGTGCTTCAGAAGTTTATACAGCTCGTTACACACACGAAACTGTAGCAATGGCATTTGCCTTAACTGAAGAAGCAGTCGAAGACAACCTGTATGATCGTTTGTCAAACCGCTATACCAAAGCACTAGCTAGGTCAATGGCACACAGTAAACAAGTAAAAGCAGCTTCCGTTTTAAATAACGCATATACAGCTGGCTTTACTGGTGGTGACGGCAAGACTTTACTTGCAACAGATCACCCACTTGCTGTAGGTGGCACATTCGCTAATACACCAGCTGTCGCAACAGATTTGAACGAAACATCAATAGAAAACGCACTAATTTCAATTAGTCAGTTTACTGATGAAAGAGGTCTTATCGTTGCCCTTCGTGGACAAAAACTTGTTGTCCCAGCTGAACTACAATTCGTAGCAGAAAGACTTATGGAATCTGCTGGTCGTGTAGGAACTGCTGATAACGACATCAATGCACTTAAATCTTCAGGTGCAGTACCACAAGGATACACTGTTAATAATTTCTTAACAGATCCAGATGCTTGGTTTATTCTTACAGATGCACCTAACGGTTTAAAACACTTTAACCGTTCGCCTCTAAGAACAGCAATGGAAGGTGAATTCAACACAGGTAATATGAGATTTAAAGCTCGTGAGCGTTACAGCTACGGGTGGTCAGATCCTCGTGCTATCTTTGGTTCAAATGGTGCTTAATTAATTTTAAGTATTATGAATTCAGAAAAGGGAGCTTCGGCTCCCTTTTTTTGTTTGCATTTGTTTAATTAATTATGTACCCTAAGATATCTTTAGACGACCATTGAGGTCGACTTAACCAGACTAAGGAGAATATTATGGGTCAAACAACTTTTTCAGGGCCAATTAAAGCGGGTCCCGTATCTAAAACAACAGGTACAAACGTACAAACAAACATGAAGGACGTAGGTTCTTCTGTGATTTCACAATCAGTGAGCGTAACACAAAATACTAATGCTCCTGCAACAACTATTATTATTCCTGCTAATAGCCAAATCATATCAATTAAATTATATGTAACTGTGGCTTGGAGTGGTGGAGCTTCTACCGCTGGACTAGGATGGGATAACGGTGCTGTTGTGGATGCAACATCACTAACTACAGCAGCTGGCGTTGCCGGTGGTACACTTGGCATTGTCAATGTAGCGCCTGGTGCAAATAAAGTAAGAACTGAAAATTGGCTAGATAGTGGAACAGACAAGAAAAGAATTAGATTGTTAAGTGCTAATGCTGGTAATGGTGTAGGTGTATTAACAGTAGATTACGTCCAAAATAATAACACACTTTAATAGGAGGTTATAATGGCTGGACACTATAAAAGTCATCAACAGGGTTCCAACGCAACTACGGAAGTAGTTGCAGGGGACACTAACAATGCGTACACAAAAAACAAAGGAACTAATCGTTCTGTTTATTTTAGAGGTGTTTATCTAGAAGCTGATTCAGCTGACGGAACTATAGACATTCAAACTAAAAACAAAGCAGGTACTTGGACAAGCAAAGCTTTATTTAAAGTTAACTCTGGTCAAAGTGATAGTTTTTATGTTGATAGCGGCATAAGATTACAAAGAGGCATGAGGGTAGTATCGAACGCAGGTATTTCAAATTGCGTCATAACCTATACGGCGTAAAACATGGCTACTGAATTTGATTATCTTAATAATCTAGTAACTACTAATCCTGACGGAACTGTTACAGTCGGAGGTGTTACTTATGCCTCCGATGGTAGCGGTATTATAGAAAATTATGGTGCGGTAAGTGATGCACAAGAATATTTAGATAGTGGTGCAGATACTATAGCAGATACACTTTCTGGAGATAATACTTATTTAGAAAGTCTTGGTTATGTTTATAATCCAGCAACAAAAAGTTATGGTCTTCCACCTGAACCTGACCTAGACTTAGACTCAAACTTAGACTCAAATTTAGATTCAAACTTAGACTTAAATTTAGATTCAAATTTAGATTCAAACTTAGACTCAGATCTAGACCTAGACTCAGATTTAGACTCAGATTTAGATTTAGACTCTAATTCTATTACCTTACCAGGTTCAACTGCTCAAGAAATTGCTAATGCTTTAGTTGATAGAGGTCTAGGTAGCACTGCTGATTTTTTCTTACAAGGAAGTACAAATCTTGATGATATAATTGCAAGATATGGTGGTGATGAATCTTTTATGGATTTAGTTAATCGTTATGATCCAACAACAATGCCTGAATTTACAGGCAATTATACTTACAATCCATACAATCAAGGTTTCGGTGCTGGAACTGGAAGAAATCAAGTTTATTATATAGATCCTACAACAGGTAAGGCTGCTATGGGTCTTGCATCAGAAGTAAATGCTCTTTATCCGGGAATTGAAACATTTGCTGGGATAGATGCATTTAGTGCTGCAAATCCCGATCCAACTTTATTTGATCCTATTGAAGATACAACTATTGAAGATACAACTACTGATAATACAACTGAATCTATTAACTATGAGCAACTTTACAATGATTTATTAGCTCAACAAAACCAACCACAAACAGACTACAGCGGTCTTATGGGGTTACTAAATCAATTTATGCAAAGTCGTAATTCACTACAAGGTGCGGGTCGTTACAATAACATGTACGGCACTATGTATGGTGGTGGTATGGGTTATGGCAGTCCATTTAACTCAGGGTATGGTTATGGATATGGAATGAATCCATATGCAGGTGGAATTGGTTCTTTTTATGGTAACACAGGACTAGGATTCTCGCCTTCTGGTTATAGTACAGGATATGGCTCAGGTTATGGTATGAATAATATGTTCTATGGTGGTTTTGGTGGTAATAACTATAATCAAATGGCCTACAACCCTTATTCATCATTATATAATCAACTAAGCAACCCTCAGACATATGGTTATTCTGGTGATGTTTACACACCTGAGTACAGTTCTTATTTAAATACTCCATTCGAGGGAGATAGATACTCTCAAGGATATCAAGATTATCTTCAACAAAACAACCCAGGAGTATACACTAATCTGTTCGGTGGAGCTGTCTAATGGCTAAGTCTACAGTAGCATCAGTAGAAACTAAAATTGATTCACATGTTGATGCTTGTAGCGAACGATACGATGCAATAGATAAAAGACTTTATAGAATAGAGTTTATATTGATTGGTGCTTCAGCAAGTGTAATAGGCTTGCTATTAAAGTTAGTGATGGAGTAGATATGATAGGACAAGCAATTTTAAGTGGACTTGGTTCTTTTTTTAATAATGCAGCTCCTAGTTTTGCACTATCAGGTATGACAACTCCATATGGAAGAGCTGCTCCTATTACGGATGTACCTAAAGTAAATCCAAGAAACATGACAGCACAAAATGTAGGTGAAGCGTTAGGTATGAATAATGATTCTTCGAGAACACTTAACGATGTTCAAAACAGATTTGATTATGGACCTAGTAGAGTAAGACACCCAGGGTATTCTGGTTATGACATTACGCAAATGATGATTGGTCAAGACCCTGAATTTATGTCAAGAATTTATTACGGACAAGAAGCCGATAGATTAGCTGGTGGTGGTATAGAAAACACTTTAGCCGCTATGCAATATATTAAGGAAAGAAATGAAGCATTGTATGGTAAACCTCAAGTTATTGATAACGTAGATGTTTTTGAGGATTCGTTATAATGCCTATATCAAGAGCTCAAATGAATAAAGAAATTTCTACTGGTGGAATAAAAAAGTATCGCTCTGGTGGTTTAGTGAGTTATAATGGACAACCTTTGAAACCAGGGGAAAGAACTGGTAATATAGGTTGTGGTGCAATAGCTCCAGGAAGACGAAAATTTACCAAGATAGGATAATGACATGGCGACCAGTAATAGTAGAGATTTTGAATTAGACGTAGCAGAATACGTTGAAGAAGCATTTGAAAGATGCGGTCTACAATTAAGAACTGGTTATGATTTAAAAACTGCTCAAAGAAGTTTAAATCTTATGTTAGCTGATTGGGCTAACAGAGGTCTAAATCAATGGACAGTTGTTCAACACACAGAGACTTTAGTTCAAGGTCAAACAGATTATAGTTTACCAGAAGGTGCTATTGATGTTTTAGGTGTTGCTTACAGAACTTTAAATAACGGAAACACTTCTGACATAATTATTCAACCTATTGGAAGAAATGAATATTTACAGATTCCTGATAAATCAACACAAGGTCAACCAAGTCAATATTTTGTAGATAAACAAATATCTCCAAAAATACAAATATGGCCTACATCAAACAATAATTCTGATAGTTTAGTATTTAATTACCTTAGAAGAATAGAAGATGCGGACTACGGTCCAAACACAATGCAAGTTCCGTTTAGGTTTTACCCATGTTTAGCTGCTGGTCTTGCTTATTATCTTTCTATCAAAAGAGCACCAGAGAGAACTATGTTGTTAAAACAAAGTTATGAAGAAGAATTTAAAAGAGCTGCTGATCAAGACGAAGTTCGTCAAAGTTATCAAGTTAGACCTTCTATGCGAAGTTATAGGAGACTTAGTTAATGGCTTATGCAAACGGAAAAAGAGCTCTAGGACAATGTGATAGATGCGGACAAAGATATCTATTAAAAGAATTACACAATGAGTGGAATGGTTTTAAAACATGCTCAGAATGTTGGGAACCTAAGCAACCTCAACTTGAAGTAAGATTAAATTTTGCTGATCCACAAGCATTGTATGAACCAAGACCTGATAAAGATGTACCAGCGGGTGAAGGTTTAGTTAGAACAACAAAAGTAAATGCTTTTAATTCTTTAGTAGT